AAGAATTAGAAGAAAGTAACGAGATTACCTTACAATGTTTGTTAGGTGTAATTAGTGTTACTGTAATATGGGCAAATCCGCACAATGGTTAGAAAAGGTAGCTGAAAGGCATACTGAATGGGTTAATGTTATAAAGGGTTTTGGCGAATATGAATACGCTGAAGATTTGGTGCAGGAAACTTATCTAATTTTATATAAATATGCTAATGAAGAAAAGGTTATCAAAGATGGTATTGTTAGTAGGGGATACCTTTATTTTAGTTTGCGGTCAACTTTTTTTCAGTTTTACAAAAACAAAAGAAAGATTAAAAAGGTTTCACTTGACAATGAAGAATATACCAAAGAAGTGGAATACATTGATTCGCTGGATGAAGAAGTAGCTTACAATAAAATATGTACAATGATAGATGACCACATAGATGAGTGGAGATGGTATGAAAAAAAACTATTTACCCTTTATAGAGATTCAGATTTAAGCATAAGGGGAATAGCAAAAGAAACTAACATAAGTTGGGTAAGTATATTTAATACATTAAAAAACGCAAAACACGAATTAAAAGAAAAGTTTCAAGAAGATTACGATGATTTAAAAAATAAAGACTATGAACGAATTTAAAGGTGATAAAAGAAGTAAAGCATATAAGGCTTGGAAAAAGAACCACGAAGCAGCAAGTAATGGTTTAGGCGATACAGTTGAGAAAGCATTTAAAAAAGTAGGTATTGATAAAGCTGCAAAGTTTGTACTTGGTGATGATTGTGGATGTGATGAAAGAAAAGAAACGCTTAACAAAATGTTTCCAAGTAAAAAGATTGAATGCTTAACAGAGGATGAGTATAACTATTTAGATAATTTCTTTAGCGTTAAAAGATCAACAGTAACACCTGTACAACAAAACGAACTAATTTTAATATACAACCGTGTATTTAATGATACTGCTGTTGCTACAAGTTGTGGTAGTTGTTTTTTAAATGGTGTATATGATAAACTAAATAAAATATTTAAACAGTACAACGATTGAAAGAAAAGGAACTTTTTGAGTATTTAGTTTCTTGTTGTTATCCTGATTTAGTAAAAGCAAAAAGCCAAATGAGCAGGTGGGATTGTTACAGTCCTAAAACCTATCATCGTATTGAGTTAAAATGTAGAACAGTACACTACGATACTTTACTTATTGAAAAGAAGAAGTACGATGCTATGATAGCAAAGTGTGATGATAATTTAGATATACCTATGTATGTTAATTCTACACCTTCTGGTGTATATAGATTTAATTTGTATATTGTTGATCCTGTTTGGGAAATACAATACCATAATACCACAACAGAATTTAAGAATAATAAAAAGATACCAAAAGAAATTGCTTTGTTAAATGTAAGCGAAGCAGAAATTTTATAAACAAAGAAACAATGAACAAAAAAATAAACAACCTTAAAGAAATAGAATACTACACTAACTTTAATTTAGTAGGTGAACACATAGTTAAATCAAGAAAACTAAAACCAGACAACGAAGCATTAAATGATATGTACTATGCTTGGCAAGAAGTAGGGTTTTATGTACACAACCATATAATGAACGAAAAGTTGTATGATGATTCTTTAAGCGAATACAGGGGTGATAAGATACGTGCAGTAGAACGTGCAAGAAAAGCTGAATTAACAATTAAAGAACTTGAACAGAAATTAGAAAAACTTGAAACCAAAAAAAGTTTAGGTTTGTAATTGTTTAAAAAATGTTTATATTAGTAGAATAATTATAAACAATGAACGAAGAAACACGATTTACAAACGCTGGTAAAATAGGCGATGCAATAGGGTTAACAAGGTACATACTTAATAACAACCCTGACAACACTAACGACAAACTAAAAGAACTTATACAAATATTAGATAGCATAGAATTATGATAACATTACTAAACGGTGAAACTTATTTACAAGAAGAAATAGTAGGTATGTCCTACTCTGATGATTTTTATTATAATCATCTTGGTAAGAACGCATTAAGTTCTTCATCATTAAAAACTATTCTTAAAAGTCCAAAAACCTATAGAAACATATTAAATTATGGTGATCCTAATTCTGATAGTCCAGCACTTGCAGCAGGTAAGTTAGTGCATTGGATGATACTTGAAAGCCATAAAATAGATAAGTTACACTTTGTAGATGCTTCCACAAAGAACACCAAGATATATAAAGAAGCAAAAGCAAAGTATGGTGAGGTTTTTCTTACAAAAGAAAAGAATGCAGCAGAAAGATTAACAGATGCAGTATTAAGAAATGAAGCAGCAATTAAACTACTAAACAAAAGTGAGTTTGAAGTACCACAAGTGCAAATGTTAGATGGGTTACCTTTTCGTGGCAAAGCAGATATTATACAAGGTGATACAATTATTGACTTAAAAACAACAGCAGAACTAAACACCTTTAAATATAGTGCAGATAAGTTTGGATATGATCTACAGGCTTGGCTGTACATAAAACTATTTGATAAGAAAAAGTTTACGTTTCTGGTAATAGATAAAGCAAGTACTGATATAGGTATATTTGAAACTACAGATGAATTTTTAGCAAGAGGCGAAAACAAATTTAAACAAGCAGTAGATAATTACAAATACTTCTTTGAACAAGATAATGATTTAGATCAATATGTAATGAGGGGGATATTATAAACAAAAAATATGGATGCACTACAATTAAGAGATAATGCTAAACAACAATTAGCAGAAATAAGAACAATAGAAACAGGAGTTGAATACCTTAACAAAGTAAAAGCTATAGAAACTTGGGCAAAAGCTGAAAAGAAAGATGCTGAACTACAAAACATAATAGCAGAACAAAAGTTAAGAACACAAAGAATACTTGGAAAGTTGCTTAAAGAAAGTGATCTTGTAAGGCACAGACCAAAAAAAGGTACGCATAGTACAACCCTTTCTGATTTTGGAATTAATAAAGATAATAGTAGAAGATTTCAAAAAATAGCTTCTTTACCACAAAATATATTTGAAGAAGAAATAGCAATAGCAAAAGAAGAAACTAATAAAAGGATTGAACTTACTACAAGCAGATTATTAAAGGTTGCAAAAAAAATAGAAAGAGAGCAAGATTTAAAACAACAAAAAGAAGTTATTGATAAACTTGATTATACAACTCTTTTAGATAATTATGATGTTCTTGTTGTTGATCCTCCGTGGGAATATAATAGAACTTATGATCCTGATAATAGCAGAATAGCAAATCCATATCCATCAATGAGTTTAGAAGATATAAATAATATAAAGTTACCTTCTTCTAAAAATTCCATATTGTGGTTATGGACAACACAAGCATACTTATATGAAGCAAAAGATATTTTAAAAAATTGGGGTTACGAATATAAAGCTACACTTGTTTGGAATAAGGATAATATGGGTATGGGTAATTGGTTAAGAATGCAATGCGAATTTTGTTTATTAGGTATTAAAGGTAATCCAACTTATCACAATACAAAGTACAGGGATATAATAACAGAAAAAGGTAGGGAGCATAGTAGAAAACCAGACTTGTTTTATAATATGGTAAATGATACTTGCATAGGTACTAAATTAGATTATTTTAGTAGAGAGCATAGAGATGGATGGTACAGCTATGGCAATGAAATTAATAAATATACTTAAATGAATTGGAAAGATTTGGAACAAGTAAAAATGGGTGATATTGGTGAACAAATAATACACGACTTTCTTGAAAAAAAAGAATATACTATTTTTACACCTACAACTTTAAAATCACACCCTTGTGATGCAATAGTTTTTAAAAATAAAGAATTAATTTTTTTATATGATGTAAAAACAAAAGGTAAAACCAATCATCATAATGCACAAGGTATTGATAAAAAACATTACAATCAATATAATAAGTTAATGAAAAAATTTAATGTTCCGTTTTATGTTTTTTTTATTGATGATCAAAATGGTGAAGTTCATTGTGCTGATTTAGAAGAATTAAGCAATCAAGAATATTTAAACATTACAAAAAATGGCAGTATAATAGGTTGGGATGTAAATAATTTAAAGTATTTATTTACTATAGATAAAAAAGAAAGGAATAAATTAAAAAAGTATAATACAAGAAATTACTATTACACACATTGAATAAAAAAATAATAGAAGAATTTTATTTACTTGCTTTAGTAGATATAGTAAATGGTAAAGATATTAATGAACTTGAAGAAACTATAAAACTATATGAAGAAGAAGAACAGTACGAAGCGTGTGCTGGAATAAAAAAAGCAATACACGAATCAGGATTTTTAACAATTAAAGAAATAATACATAAAAACAAATTATAAAAATTAATTATGAGTGCAACACTAATACAAGAAATAGTAGAACAACATCTAAAGTTAGATATAACTACAAAAACAAGAAAACGTGAATACGTAGAAGCACGTGGAATATACTTTTACCTTACAAGACAATACACAAGGATGTCATTATCTTCTATAGGTAAAACAATGGGCAGGGATCATTCAACAGTTCTACACTTTGAAAGGCTTATACCACATTGGTTAAAACACGATATACAATTAAAAGAAGATTATAATAAAATAAACAAAAGGGTACAAGATGCAGTTAATGCTAACCCTGAAGATTTTAAAACAGCAGAAAGTTTAGAAGGTTTTTATGAGAAACAATACCACGAACTAAAGAAGCTAACAGAACAAATTAATAAAGACCAATTAACAATTAGTTAGTTTTTTTATTGTATAGTTGAATAAACAAGTTATTTCAAAATGGCACACGGTGGAAAAAGAGATGGAGCAGGTAGACCTTCTAAAGCAGATGAGGTTAATTTAATAGAGAAATTAAGCCCATTAGAAGATGCAGCATTCCAAGCATTAAAAACAGGTGTAGAAAAAGGTGATTTTAAATTCGTACAACTGTACTATAACTATTATGCTGGTAAACCAAGAGAAACAAGAGATATTACCATTAACGAGGACATTCCGTTATTTATGGAGGATTAGGGATAACTAAAACCCTACACTTCATTCTATATGCGAGTAAAGAAAACAATAGCATTTAAAAAGCTAAAGCAATTACAAAGCAGGATACGAATAGTTAAAGGTGGCACATCAGCTTCCAAGACCATATCAATACTTTGTTTGCTTATTGATTACGCTATAAGAAACGATGGCAAAGAAATAAGTGTAGTATCCGAATCTATACCACACCTTCGTAGAGGTGCTTTAAAAGACTTTTTAGGCATATTAAAGGGTTTAGGTAGGTATAGGGATATTCAGTTTAATAAAAGCACTTTAAAATACACTTTTACAAATGGTAGTTATATAGAGTTTTTTAGTACAGATCAACCAGATAAGTTACGTGGTGCAAGAAGAACAGATTTATATATTAACGAATGTAACAATGTACCCTTTGATGCTTATAACCAATTATCAGTTAGAACAAGTGGAATAGTTTGGCTTGACTACAACCCAAGTAATTTGTTTTGGGTAGATAAAGAACTGATAGGAAAGCAGGACACCGATTACATTACACTAACATACAAAGATAATAATGCACTACCTGAAAGCATTGTTAAAGAAATAGAGAAAGCAAGAGATAAAGGCAAAACCTCAACATACTGGGCAAATTGGTGGAGGGTGTACGGACTTGGTGAAACAGGTTCTTTAGAAGGTGTATGTATACCAGATTGGAAAGAAATAGATAACATACCACAAGAAGCACGTTTATTAGCACACGGTGTAGATTTTGGTTATACTGATCCTACAGTTATTGTATCACTATATAAATGGAATGATGCTTATATAGCAGATGAGGTGTTTTATAAATCAAATACAGTATTAAGGGATTTATCTATGTTCTTACGACAAAACAATATAACAGAAAACTTAATTGCAGATTCAGCAGAACCAAAGAGTATTGAAACTTTGCGTAGAGATGGGCATAATATATATCCGTGTACAAAAGGTAGGGATAGTGTAAACTTTGGTATTAACCTAATAAACCAAAATGAAATATACATTACATCAAGAAGCAGGAACTTGAAAAGAGAACTACAAGGTTACATATGGGCAAAGGATAAAGATGGTAATACATTAAATAAACCATCAGGGGAACACCCAGATTGCATAGATAGTTTAAGGTACGTTTTAACAGACCAATTAGAAAACCCTAACAAGGGTGAATACTACATATATTAAAATAAATTGTGTATTATTTGTTAATTAAATAAATAGTAGTATATTTACAAAGTAAAACAAAGTTTAATTAAAACAAAGACAAATGAAATATTTTAAAAAAATATATAATGATACAAAAAACAAAGGATCAGTTGAATTTACATATCAAGGGCAAAAGTTTAAAACTTTTATAGATTGGGAAAAAGATTTTTGTTTAACTCATTATTCAACTAAATACTATTCTAACGGACAAAATGCTTGGTTAGTAGGTTGTGCAAAAGGATTAAAAATAAAATTAAATAACTTAATTAATATTTAAAATTACAGGGGGGCAACCCCCTTTTTTATTAACCAATAATTATATTATGGAAAACAAAGTAGAGTATATAATGGTAAAAGAATTAACTAAAAAAGAAAACAGAAAGAACCTCATCAGAATATTTGGTGGTGCATTATTATGTGGGTTATTTGCAATAGCTTCAATGTATTTCTTTTTATTCTTTATATTGTGGGCAAATGAAATAACAGATAAAATAGTTGGATATTTTTAAGATGCAAGAAGCCTGTTGGTACGAAAAGATATATATAGTACAAAGACCATCTAAACGTGGTACTAAATCTGATGTTTATTTAGATATAGATTATAAAGGTCAAATACTAAAAGGTAAGAAGCTGTACAAACAAAACAGCATACATTTAGAAAAAACAATAGAAGAAGCATATAGATATTCTTATAAAAGGTTTATATTAAAACAATAGTTTTTTTTTGATTTGGTTTAATTGGAATTAGGTAGCAGAAATGTTACCTTTTTCTTTTTATACAAAACATCAATTAATTTATTGTATTAATATGAAAGTTGAAATAAACGTACCTGATTCACTTAAAGAAATAACTTTAGATCAATATCAAAGATTTGAAAAGTTAAACACCGAAGAAAATAAAGAATCTACATTCTTACTACAAAAGATGGTAGAGATATTTTGTAACCTTAACTTAAAGGATGTTGCAAACATAAAATACAAATCAGTACAAGAGATAGTAGTACACCTCAACAAGATATTTGACCAGAAGCATAGTTTAGTACCTACGTTTAGTTTAGGTAATGTAGAGTATGGATTTATACCTGTACTTGATGATATGTCATTAGGTGAGTTTATAGACCTTGATGAGAACTTGGGTAAGTGGGATAATATGCACAAAGCAATGAGCGTATTATACAGACCAGTTAAATTTAAGAAAGATAAGAAGTACAACATAGAAGAATACAAAGGTATGAATGACAAGCTAAAGTATATGCCTTTAGATATTGTATTTGGTTCTATGGTTTTTTTTTACAATTTAAGCAACGAGTTAACACAAACTATCCTGAACTATTTACAGAAGGAGTTGCCGAACAAACTGACTATTCAACAGAAGGAGGCTTTGGATCAAAGTGGGGTTGGTATCAATCGGTCTATGGTATTGCTAAAGGAGATGCTACCAAGTTTGACACGGTTACCCAGCTTAACGTCCACAAGTGTTTAATGTATTTAGCATTTGAAAAAGATAAAGTAGAATTAGAAAAGAAGTTAATTAAAAAACGATGAAAGGTTTTTACAACGTAACGGAACAATTAAAAACAGCACTTGCAGCAGAACCATTTGTTAATACAGTTACATTTGGTAGTTTAGATGATGTAGACCTTAACAAGCAAACCATATTTCCATTATCACATATTATAGTAAACAACACAACAGTAGGAACTAAAACATTAACGTTTAACATTTCTATTCTTGCAATGGATATTGTAGATATAAGCAAAGCAGCAACTACTGATATATTTGTAGGAAACGATAACGAACAGGATGTGCTAAATACACAATTAGGATTACTAACAAGAATAATAAACATCTTACAACGTGGTGATCTATATACTAACCTTTATCAAATAGAAGGTGATGTAAACTGTGAACCATTTGTAGATAGGTTTGAAAACAAGTTAGCAGGATGGTCTGCAACATTTGATGTAGTAGTACAAAACGATATGACAATATGCAGTTAACAAAAACACAAGCAGCGTTAGA